GCATCAGAGCCTCACGGTCAGCCAAGTCGTGTCGGCGATAGACTCCGGTGGGTTCTCGATGGCGTTGCTCTTCACCGCATCCATCACCGCCATCCGGTAATCGCGCAGCGCCGCGTTTTTCTTCGCGTCCGATTGCGTCAACGCCTCGCAGACGTTGTACGCCAGCAGCGCCGAAAACGCATCATCAAACGAAGGGTCAAACCGGGTCGTTTCCGTGATCCGCGCAAGATAGCGGATGTTGAGCTGGCCGCTGTCGCGCGTCAGTATCTTCCCGCCTTCGAGCACCCACTCCTGCCCACCGCTGCCGATGAGGTCAGAAAGGTCGGGCGACGGGAAGTAGGTACCCACTTGCAGAATACGCAGCAGGTCAGCCGGGGCGGTGTATTGGCTGGTAAAGTCGAAGAGCGGAGCCGCGACGTCAGCGGCCAGCTGCGCACGCTTCACGCAGAACCGCCAGTTGTAGGTCCGCTGCAGCTTGTCGCGCAGCATCCCATAGACGGCGTTCAGCTCACGCGCGGGCTTGGTGTTGTCCGAAAGCGCAGTGATGCGCAAATCGCCCAACTTCGTGAGCGCAAGATTGCAGATCGCGACGTCACTTGAAGCCACGGGCTCCTCCCGCAGCCGTTATGCCGGCGGCCAAGTATCCTGGGTGATGGCTTCCTTGATCGTGTCAAGCGCCAAGAGAACCTCGAGCTTGCTCATGCCGATGAGGTCCACCCGGACCTCGACATCGGTCGTAGCCGTGGATGCCGCGCCTTCCGTCACGTTGCGAACACCCTGCTCGCCCCGGTCGATTCCGTAGAAACGGTCTGCCATGTGCTTCTCCCAAGAAAAGGGGCGAGCCGGTTACCCAGCCCGCCCCGCTTTATTACGCCGCGTAACGACCGATGAGCTTCACCGTGCCGGTGGCGTCAGCGTCGCCGGTCAAGGTAAGGGCCACATCGTAGAACACCGACGGGTCGCTGGTAAGACCGAGGGCGTCCCACAGCTCCTTGCCAGAGTTCGCAATCGTGAACACCGCAGCTTCGTGCAGAACATCCACGCCGTTGAGCGCACCGTCCTTGAGGGACAGAGCCGAGGCGAAGAAGTCAGCATCCTGCACAGCGCCGCCATCCTTGGCGGTGCGATACAGGCCGATGTCAGCAACCGTCGTCGTGCCGATGTCCGGCGAGTAGATGCGCAGGTCCGTCATGACCGCATTCGAGGGAACGCGGAACATACGGTAGGTCGAGGCCGTCGTGTCACCAGAGGTGATAGCAACGGTCGAAACCTCAATACGCTCGTAGCCACCATCAACCCGGGGGTTGTTGAGGACTGCGGGCGTCGCGTCTGCGTTGGTAACAAGGGTTGATTTAACTGCTACAACTGCCATTTTCGTTTACTCCCTTATTCCGCGCAGAGGATGTCGACGACCTTCTTCTCTTCGGTGCGCGTAGCGCCGAAGGTACCCATCAGGTAGACCTGGAAGGGGTGCGAAGAGAGGTCACGACGCTGCGTGACGTTGGACACGATGTCATTCCACATGCCCAGGTGGACACCGGACGGCACCCAGACAGGGCAGCGACGGTGGCTCGAGGACGTCGGAAGACGCTCGGTGTGGATGAAGTTGATCCCGAGGAAGCGGGTCACCTTGCCATCCTGCAGCACCGGAGCATCGGTGTTGAAGTCGGCGTTGGTCACCTGCAGCTGCCCGAGGAGATCGTCGTGCTGCTCGGCGCTGATGGCGCAGTACGCCGGTTCAGCATCGAGGTCCACTTCGTTCTCCATCAGGATGCGACGGGCTTCGCGCAGCTTGTCCACCGTGAGGCCCACGTTGCCCGAGGCAGCGTAGTTCACAGCGACCTGCTGGTTGGAAGTGTCGAACACGGTGCTCGTGCCACCGGCCTCGCCGGTCTTGTTCGTGCCGAAGATGCCCGAGATGATGACATCATCGATCGCACGGCCCATCGCGTAGAGACCGTTCTGCGAGTAGGCAGACTGCGGGTCAGCGAGGAGACGGAGCTTGTCGAAGTTGTCGATCAGGTCAGCCCAGTCGAAGTCTTCCGGGAACACCCAACGACGGTTGTTCGGGGTGTTGACGGGGACGATCGGCTGGTAGCGGGTCGAGACAGCCCGGGCGCTGGTGGCACCGTACTGCGTCACGACCTCGGACGCCTTGCCCATGTATGAACCAGTCTGCACCGCCTGGCGCAGCTTGGAGCCCTTCTGCTGCAGAAGCAGCGAGATGTTCGTGCCGTACTGAACGGCATAAACTGATGCGATATTGTCGGCCATGTGAGCCTCCTGAAAAAAGGTTGAACCTGTTCTCGGATGGCTTGTCCTTGCGGGGCCGAAATCCTTGCCCGATACGCTCGGGCCAAGCGACCGTCTTTCCGGTTGTCTTCGGGGCCTTGCGGATTACCCGGCCTCCGGTAAAGAGCCGGGAGGTTTGACCCTCCCGGCAACACACACAGAGGAAACGCAGACGGATGGTACCCCGCCCATCTGCGAGACGCAACTACTCGTCAGTCAATCCCGGGTTCGCCATCCGGTTGAGAGTCATCATCTCCTCGATGGCGCTCTGCCGTACTCGCTGGTCAGGATGCATGTACCGCGCCATGAACTCCTTGTCAGCGAACATCGAGGCCACCTTGCTCTTGGCCTGCGACGGGTTCAGCGCACCCGAGCTCGGAGCATCGCTACCCACGAAGTCGGCCTCGCGGAACTGAGCGCCGATTGCATGGAAGAGCTTCATCACCTTCGCGGTGCCAATCGCCCGCTCCATAGCGTCGAACGAACCCTCATCGAGGCCAGCCTCCTTGCTGAACTTGAGCACGGCACGCTTTGCCAGCTCCTCGTTCTGCGAGGCAGCAGCGCCCCACTCGCCGCGCAGGGCAGCGTACTCGGCCTCCGATGCCTTGCTGAACGACTCGCCTTCAGCCTCCACCCGAGCCGCGGACGCATTGTTCCACCACTCTGCCAGACCCTTGGCCTGCTTCGTTGTCAGCCCGAGCTCGTGCAGCACCGGCGCGGCAGCGGTCGCGAACGAACCGTCATCGCCTTCCGGTACCGGTAGCTCGTACTTGTCTGGCGACTCAGGTCGCCCGAGCCGGTTGTACACCGCGCTCCACCCGTCCGCGTCGTCGTCCGACTTGGGGGCGAGGATGGTCCTGCCCGCCTTGTCAGCGCCGAATACCTTCTCGAGGTTCTGGTAGGAGAGCAGCGCATCGGCTGGCCCCTTCCATCCCTTCGCCTTCACGAGCTCACCCAACTGGGTGGAAGTGTTCGGATCGATGCCCTCCGGGGCGTACCATGCCGGTGCCGGAGCAGCCGGGTTGCCTGCTGGTGCAGACCCTGTATCGTCACTCATCTCGGTAGTCCTCTTGCAGATTGGTCAAGGTTCTCTCATCCAGGTGCAGCGCCTCGACAATCATCTGCACCGTCTCCTGTCGGCCGACCATGCGCCCGACTTGGAACATATCCACATTGGCTCCGGGTGTCGCCGGGGGCTTGCCGAGCCTCGCAAACCGCTTGAGGTGCGCCACCACGATGCGCCCATCCTCGGACAGGTCATTGCTCTGCGGGTCGAGGAAGAGCCGCTTGTACGCCCGACTGCGCCACAGCACCTGCCGGATACGCGCCATCATCAGATTCATGCCTTGCCCCATTGTTTGAAGTGTACGCCACCGCAGCGCACCACGCCGCCGAGCAGATCACGGACGGTCGGATGCCCGCAGCCGTAGCCCTGACCGTTCCACGGGCAGAGCCAGACGCATCCCTGACACGCTTGCGGAGCCTGCCACTTTGTGTCACTCACACCTTCTCGCCCCGGAACCAGACCGCCCCGGCCTCGTAGACGGCGAGCTCGGGCTGCAGGAGCCGTCCATCTCGGAATGACAGCACCGCGAATCCCGACGCTGAGTTGGCGGGACCGGCTTCGGTGTAGTTGAATTGCGGCCCGCCGACCTCGGCGAGGGTGCCGGTGTCGACCCCGTACCTGCGGCCCCGGTAGTCGGCCCACGCGGTGCAGCCGAGCTTGTGCAAATGGCCGTGGACATAGTGGGTGCCGCTCTTCAGCACCGAGTTGTAGGCGCTATGGACGCCGCCGTTCAGCGGTCGGTGCCTGACCACCGTCCACCCGTCCGTCTCGGCGTTGATGTGCAGCGCCCACCCAGCCCGCCAGCGCGGGAGGTAGTCGAGCAGGGTCGAGCCTGGTAGCCCCTCCGCCTCTGGCGTGTTCGCGCTCCAGTAATTCTCAAACCGCGCGTCGTGATTGCCGATCGTGCGCACCAGCCTTGCCCGACCCGCCGCTCGCTCAATCTCGGCGCAACGGTCTTGGACTGCGTGGAGCTCGTCCTTCAGCGTCGGCTGCTTCTCCCACATGATGCGGGCGTGTCGGCTGATGCGAGCGCCGTCGAGGATGTCGCCGTTGAGCACCACGATGTCCGGTTTCAACGCCTTGATGAGACGCAACATGGCCTCGTGAGCCGGACTGACCATGCCGGGCCAATAGTGGCAGTCGGAGGCAACGACCACCGTACCGTTCCTGACCGTCTCCGCCATGTCCCGCTCGTACTGCTCCGCTCGAGCAGCCGCGGTCGCATCAAGCGCCTTGGCCTTGTCGATCGTCGGCCCCGAAGTCGGGCGGCTGCTGGTCGATGGCATGGCGATGCCGTGCTTCTTCTCGATCGTGCGACGGCGAAAGTACACCTGCCGAATGTCTATCTTTAGCGCATCAGCCACCTTACGCGCACTTCCAAAGCGCTTCCAAGCCTCGATGATCTGCTCGTCATCTACATACTTCGGCACAAGTCACCCGGGGTTGCTATCGAAACTGGTCAGGGCCTGCTGCAAGAGCGACCCGAAATTGTCCACGAACTTCTCGTCATACGAAATCTTGTGCTTCATCTCATCGAGCACGGCATGGACGAGCTCGTGACAAAACACCTGCTGGAGCTCGGTGTCGCCGAGGTCATTGCGCAAATCGATGCGGTGCGTCCCGGGGTCCCACATACCGACCGCCACCTTCGGGTGCCGCCACTTGGACAGCGGGACAATGCGAACCGTGATTCTGTGACCATGCAGGTGGAACTGGCGAGGTATGGCAAGCCGCTTATGGCGGTCTAATCTAGCCACCGCTGGAGCTCCCCGAGCCGTTCGGCGTCGCGCTCGCAGGCTGCGAGGTGAGCGGCAAGAGCTGCATCAACCGCTCCCGTGTCGCTGGACTCTCCGGAGGCACCATCAACCGGGGCGGCGGTGTCGTGACCGGGCAGGGGACAGGTTTGTGAGCGCAACCGCCGAGCGAGATCAGCACCGCGGCGAGTAGCCACATCGAGCTTCGCGTCAAGTTCACGCTCAACCCCCTCGCGCCTTCGCATGTCTGCTTCATATGCGGCCTGAGCCTCGCGCAGAGCCTTTGTAGCGGCCTGCTCGGACTTGACCATGTATTCAGACCAGTCTGCCCTGACCGCCGCTGCGCCAGCCTCGTGGCCGGAGCGGTAGGCCGTCAGGAACCCGAACCAGCCAGCAGCAAGCAGGGCGACGCCAACCGCCGCCCAGACCTTCACGCCTGCGGCTCGACCTTGCGCTTCGAGTACACCGACCAGACCGCCGCAACAATTGTGGCGGCAGCGCCACCTACAGCCGCCACGGTCTCGGCATCGGCAAGGCCGCGGCCAACGAGATAGCCGCCAATGGCAGCGATGACAGCACGGACGATTCCAGCAACTTGTTCAGCGGTCATGTTCCACCTCTTGAATACGATTAATTGACACTCAACCGGACAGATTTGGCATCAGAATGTTGGAAATGCGGGTACTCGCGGAACCTTTTCCACCGACCCGCCCACTCGAGACCCGCAACCTCGCCAATCTTGCCCACCTTCTGCCACGCAGGATCGGCAGCGTTCCACACCGGCTTGCCGTTCGCGAGCGGCACCACATCGACCGCCAGACTCGCAGGCTTGCCGTTGAACCGGAAGTTGTGCATCGACCGACCCGGCGGCGCATTCGTCACCCGGCGACCAGCCTTCGTCCGCCCGATGGCGTACAGCTTGGCCTGCTCCTCGTCCGATCGGTAGGTACAGGTCACCAACAGGTCGATGCCCTCAAACGCCACACGCGCAAGGAAGTCCACGACCAGCGGCTGCATCAACGGATGCAGGTCGGTAAGCTTCCGGCTGCTCACTTGAAGAACACCAGCGTCGCGAGGATGCCGCCCATGCCGGTCAACAAGGCGAGCGCGATCTTGATGAGCAGATGCTGGATGCCGTCCACCCGCTTGTTGAAGTCCTGCCGGGAGTGCGCAATCGTCGTGCGCAGCTCGAGGTGATCGTCGCGCAGCCGCCCATAACGCTCGGCGCACACATCCTCGTGTGACCGCAACCGACCCTCAACCTCGCGCAATCGAGACGACCAAGCTTCGGGATTCGTCTCCAAGGTCTCGCCCTCGTAATACATGGGTTATCCCAACACTTCTCGGCGCGGCGCGGAGGCGGCAATCTGCTCGGCCCTGGCAAACCGCTCCGCAGCCTGACCCGCAAGCGGAGCCGCCGCGAGCAGCTGCTGCATCTGCGCGGCCTGCTGCTCTGCCATGTCCATAGCCTCGAGCTCCTCGTCCGTCCGCAGCGCCTTGGCCGGGACATTGTTCGCCTCGGCGATGACCTTGAGTGCCTGGTCAGCGTTGATGCGCCGCAACACCTTGATGTCACCCGACGCCTGCGCCACCGGCAGAATCGCCTCGATGGTGCGCAAGATGCCCGCTGCTTCCTCGGATTTCATCAGCCGGGCAAGCGGCCCGGTGTACTTGGGCAGAATCTCGCCACCCGCCATCACATAGTCGAGCAGCATCGGGGGCGGCTCCGGCAATACACCAGACGCCGACAGCAGGTCCAGCTCGCGCTCAATGATGGGGCCG